GCCCTTCCCCCCAGAATTGCTGCAGATGGCGGTCGCGGATTTTAAGGTGTACTTCATACCTATTTTCCAGCGGCCCGAGTGGAGAGACACCCTTCGACCATTGACCTATGAAGAAAATTTGCTTGGCATACCCGGAATAAGGTTTATTGATCCAATACATCTGGACACATCCATTGGATATCCAGGGTCAGGACCCAAATCTAGGCATGTCGAGTACGACGAAAAAGGCAGACCTGTGAGGTTTGCGCCCGTTGTCCAGGAGGAAATAGATAGGAGCATGGCTTGCTACGAAAGAGGTGAGCGAGCTGGCTCAATTGCTAAAGGTTGCCTCAAAGACGAAGTCATCGCATATAGCGAGCCCGGCAAACAAAAGTGCCGGACAATTTATGCTAGCACACTTGCTTTGACATTCAACGTCAGGGGTCATTTCTTACCCTTGATACGGGCCATTCAGATGAATCCTCTCATATGTGAAACAGCCGTTGGAATCAATGCCCATAGCAGAGAATGGGAACAGCTGTACAAGCACATAACTCAACATGGTGAGGAGCGCATGATTGCTGGTGATTACAAAAGCTATGATCAGAAGCTCTCTTCCCAGTTGCTCTTAGCTTCGATTAGATTGTTGATAGATGCAGCACGTGAGCTACCGGGTTACACGGAGAAGGATATACGGATTATGGAGGCCATGGCAGGAGACTTAGTCTATGCCCTGATAGCCTTTAATGGAGACCTCATTGGACTTATATGTGGTGGTCACATTTCCGGAAACTCTCTCACCGTGATCCTTAATGGTTTTTGTGGGTTGCTTAACCTACGGTGTTGCTTCTTTTCCCTCTACCCAGAGGTGCCTGTTGGCAACTTCAAGGATTGTGTCGCATTGACTACTTATGGCGACGATAATGGAGGCACTGTCGCTCCCGGCTACGAGAAATTCAACATAAAGTCGATATCTGAGTTCTTAGCGCAGTACGGGCAGACCTACACCATGCCCGACAAGGAGTCGGAGTTGGTTCCGTACCTCGAC